ACTCACCAGCCCCCGCCGCAGCGCTGGTGAGTTGAGCTATTGCCGGTCGTCCCATTGGGCTTGCCCGTGGGGGCCGTCTCACCGGATGCAAGATGAGTCTTACGTACGTCGGGTTGACGCCTGGGACTCGCCTCGAAGTCACCCCCCTAGGGCCGATGCGGGACATCCGTACGGATCGTGGAGGCAAGCCCATGGTCATTCTGGCCTTGGCGTAAACCAGATACTCATTGAAAGCCGGCCTGAGAGTCCTGACCCAATTTAGCCATGGCGAGGATTTCGCGGGCCTTCTCCCGCGCTTCCGCCAAGGTCACTACCGTTACACGCTTCGATTACCGGCCGATCCGATACTGGGCAATCCAGGACCGCCGCCCACCAGGCCGTGCAACGATGCCGAAGCCCGGCAGGCTCGCATCCCAATGGACCGTTGCTGCCATGCCGGCCGGACAGATGATGCGGCCGGTAGAGGTGGTGGTGAAACGGAAGCGCGTCAGGTTTCCCGGCGCCGGCGCGGCCATGCCGCGCCTCCCCAAAAGGCCGCTCCTGCGGGGCCAGGTTGGGTGCTTCTGGCAAGCACATGGTAAGCAGGCGAGGCACAACAATCCGGCACGATGGTCATATCGGCCGTGTCGAGGTCCCCAGAAGTGCTTGTAAATGCTGGAGGCGTGGTGGGCGCAACAGGGATTGAACCTGTGACCCCTACCGTGTCAACGCAGGAGGCACAGCCTGGAAAGCCCAAGTCATCGGCGGCTTTCCGCAAGGCTCCGACTCAAATTGTCCAAATGGTGTCCATTGTCTGGGTTTTGCAACGAATTATGCAACCCTCCGAACCGCCTCCCGCATGTGCTCGGCGGTGACCGCGCCATACCGCTCTTGCACCATCTTCAGGCTCGACCAGCCGCCCAGCCGCATCAGGGTGAACAGGTCCATCCCGCCCATGATCTGCCGGGCGGCCCAATCATGCCGGTGGTCATGAACCCGGAATGCCTGCACCCCGGAGCGCTTGCACGCGGTAGCGTGAGCCTGCGCTAGCGGGTTGCCGCCCTGGGGGCCGCCATCACGGCCGCGAGTGTCGGCATAGGGCTGGCCCCTGGCGCTCAGGAACACAGTCCCGCGGTCCGGGCGGCCGACCGCCTGCCACATTCCCCACAGCAGCAGCGATACCCGCCGCGTCATAGGCACCGTCCTTCCGGCGCCGGATTTCGTATCTTCCGACCAGAGCCGGATTTCCTCGCGGCGACAGTCCACGGCTCGCCAATCGAGCTGCAGGGCTTCCTGGGTCCGAAGCCCCTGCTCAGACAGTAGCAGCACGGGGCAGGCGGCATACGGATTGTAGGACCGTAGCAGCGCTGCACGCTCGATCGATGTTAGGATCGGCACCCGCTTGCCGTAGCCGCGGGGCAGCGCCACGGGCGGCAGGTCAGGGCGCGGTGCTCCGGCATCCCGGGCGCCGTGGCGCAGGGCCGCCAACAGGGTGTTTCGGTCCCGCCGAAGGGTGGCGGCGGCGTGGTGGGGATGACTGTCGATCCAATCCCGCCAGGCGCCCGCCGTCTCACTTAGGAGCCGGTCGCCCATGGCCTCGTTGAAGGCGCCGATACGCGCCAGTTCGTAGCCAGGCAATCCGCCCGGCCGCTTCAGATAGACGGCAAAGCATTCCGCAATAGTCAGACCGCGCGTCCGCCCGGCAGGGCCCTCAATGCGGGCGGCGCGGATTTTGGCTTCCTCGGCCGCGATAACAGCTTCCGCGTCGCCTCGCGCACTGCATCCTGTGCTGAAAGGCTGGACATGGATCGTCTCGCGGCCGACGCGGACCGTACCGCGCGCATGCCAGATGTCGCCGCGTCGGCGGAGGCTGATCGCCATGCGAGTGCTCTCAATACTTGGTCGAGTTGATCCGGCGTGAACAGAAGCGTGCGGCCGGAACGGATCACCCGCAATTCACGATCCGCCCTCATGGCCGCCTCAACCCGCCGGAGCGCGGTCTTGCGGCTCACGCCACCGAGCGCGGTGGCGAGGTCGGTGATGGTGCGGAGGGCCGGCGCGTCAGCCATCACGGGCGCCGTCGATGGCATGCGGCGATCTGGCCGGCGAGGGAGATCATGCGGCCTTCCTTCCTCGCACCTTCTCTGCGAAGGCCTGCGCCCGCTTGAGGTCCCAGCCGAAATAATCCGCCAGGTACCGCGCGCCCTGGCCGGACGCGATCAGCGCCTCGGCCTCGCGTTCGTCCTGCTCGTCGGGGGACGGCTCCCGGTTCTCGGGAGCTCTGGACGCGGGCGCCGGAACAGGAGCCTGGGGAGAGGCGGCCAGAGCCGGCTGCCGAATGGTCGGCAGCCCAACGCGCTTCGCCAGGCCGTACATCGCAGGGGAGGTGCTATAGGGCTCGCCCGGCAACTCATTCACCCGCCGCATGATCTCGGCGACACCGATCTCCGGGTTCGGCCAAAGCTCCTTCACCAGCGCCAGGCGGGCCGGGGTGGCTTTGTCGGCCGGGCCGGCTGCCGGAACTGGTGCTGATTGGTGCGGCTCGGGCGTGACCACCTTGGCCGGCGGGTTCGGGGCCTCCGCCACCGGCGCCGCTCGACACTGAGCCGGCCTGGCCCACTCCGGCAGGGTGAGGATCAGCGCGCCATCCTCGATGCGATGCTCCACCGCGCGCGCCGGCTGGATACCGGTCGGGCCATTGTCCAGCCGCAGACGGCAGAACACGGGCGACACGGGCGACCTTGCCTTGCCGTACAGCGCGAAGCCGTCGCCGGCGGCCAGCCGCAGCAGCCCGGCGGCCCGGTCGATCTGCGCCTGCACCCGGCCCTTGGGCTGCCAGCACAGCGCGGTGGCCAGGTCGCCGCTGAGGGTGATGACCATCCCGGATGGCGTACTCGCATTTACCTTGCGATGCGCAATGGTGACCCGGCTTCCGACCGCGCGCCTAGTGTCGTGAACCGGGACGATCGTTTCCCACGCCATCCCTCACGCCTCCTTTGCTGCGCGCGGCGTGTGCGGCGGCTGCCCGGCGGTCCAGCGGGCCGCCAACCGGATCACATGCTGGCGGAACGCCGTTGCCCGGTCGAACTGCGCCGGGTCGGCCAGGGCCTCGGCCGCGAGCGCGTCGCGGATGGTGGCCCAGGCGACGGTGACTGCGGAGCCGGAGGGCGAGGCGTCGGCCGGGGCGGGCAGGGTAGTGGTGTCGGTCATGAGAGGGCTCCTGAAGTATGGGGTTAGGCGGTGGCGGCTGCGGTGTCGGCTGGCGCGTCTAGCGCCGCCAGCGCCGTCCGAACCGCGGCGTGCATATGCTCTGCGAGTTCCGGCCGGTTCTTCTCCAGCCATTCGCGCTGCTTGATGACCGCCGCGTCGGCGGTCAGGACTTGCAGGGCGGCCATGTCGGCGGTGGCAGAAATGCGCTCAATCAGGTCGCGCACGCCGTCGGCGACTTTGTCGGCCTTCTCGGCGCCAACGAGCGGCTTGACCGTGAACGGCTTGCGGTTGGCCCGGGTCGCGGTCAGGGCCATCGTCACGGGCTGGTCAATGTGACTCATGTGGCTGATGCGGATGCCGCCGACCGCTAGGCCACCAAACTGCACGCTTGCATCCCGGTACACCGTCATGCTGCGCCCGATGTAGCTGTTGCCGTCGCCGCCCCAGACGTTGACCAGCACCCGTCGCATGGATTTGCAGGGCTTGTAGGGCTTGCCGTTGTCCCCATCGAAGTTGACGGCGACCGGCTGGTCGGGTTCGGCGCAGAGCGAGACCTTCGTGACGCGGATCGTCCTGGGGCCGCCGATGAGATCGTCGCTATTCATCTGGTCGGACTTCGGGGCAATCGTGTGTCGGAGGTCGGTCACAACGTGATCTCCTGTTCTATTTTTCGCTCGGTGGGGATCAGGCGGGCCTTGCTGCCCAGCCTGGCGCGGTAGGCATCCATCTTCTCGGCAATCCGCGCCTCGAATGCGGCCGCGGCCTCGATGATGGCGTCCTGCACCTCCGGGTCGGGGTAGATCCGGACCATCACCATCGGCAGGCCGCCGCTATAGCTGATGAAGTCGAGCCATTCGCGCTCGGACACCAGAAGGCCGGTCTGCACCTGGAGCAGGTAATCGGCCGGCATCGCGCCGCTGATGATCGTCTCGACCTGGAACTTCTGCCGGCGCGACTTGCACTCGATCAGCCCGTCATTGCCGACCAGCCCATCCGGCGAGTAGCCGAGCGTGAAGCCCCATTTGTCGTTGGTGATGAACCCCATGTCCTCGACCGGCGCATAGTGCTGGGCATAGAGAATGCGGGCGTCCACCTCGTCGGATTGGCCGCAGAGCATGTCGTCGCTGACGTAGTGCGGCTCGACGTGGCAGGTGATGCGTTGGGCCAGCAGTTCAAAGAGGTGCGTCCGCTCCTTTTCGTTGCTGGCGGGCTTGAGGCTGGGCGTGAGGATCAGCCGCATCTCACTGGCGGTCAGCAGGCCGCACCTGGCAGCCAGCCATTCGTCGCTGCCTTGGATCAGGTCGCTGTGGTAGGCGATCACAGGACCACCCGCCGCATCAGCCCGGCCCGGCGGTACTGCGCCGCGTCGTTTATCGATTGCCGCAGAGTCGTCCGGTCACCGCCGGCAGCGGCCTCGGCGGCATCGGCCAGGGCGTCGAGGCGGTAGGCCGTCCATGCGGAGCGGCAGGCCCGGGCCCGGCCACGCAGGCGCCGGGACAGGGTGCTGAGGCGGGTTGCCCGGTCGTATGCCGGGTGGATGCCGCGCAGCCAGTGAACGAGGCAGATCATGCGCCGTACTCCTTCACCCGCTGCCGCATCTCCCGGCGATGCCGGATGGACCGCCGGAGCAGCGACGCGACGCCGGCAAGGAAGGCGGTGATCAGCAGCCAGGGAATGAGCGCGGTCATGCCGCCACCGCCCGGGCCGGCAGCCCAGATGCGGCCCGGCTCTCACGTTCGGCCGCGTCGGCGATCTCCTGCCACCACAGGGCCTGGTATATCCGGCCGTCTGCGGCATGGTTGTCAGTGCTTTCGCGCGCGGCGCTGGCGAGGATGTCCAGCAGGTGAGGGAGGCGGGAGGGCATCACGCTGCCGCCCTCACCGGCACCCGCGCGCCGATATGGTCGATCGTCGCCTCGACCAGCCCGATCAGGTCCGACAGCGCATCCGGCACGCAGCCAGGCGCGTCGGGCGCGAGCTGGTTGGCGCAGAGGGTTTCATGCGCGCCGAACGCGTCGGCCTCCGCCGCGCGGAGGTGGGCGAGGACGCGGGAGAGGCGGTTGGCGCAGCGTTCGGCGCGGGGGTGAGATGGCTCATGCCGCCACCAGCGCTGCGAGGAACTTCGTGCCGGCCGGCGTGACGGACTGCGCCACCAGCCGACCATCGCTCGCGCCCTTGGTACGGCGGACCAGCCCGAGCGCCTCCATCTTGTCCGTGCAC